ATTAAAAAGATGCTTGTAGGCGACATAGGCGGAAGGATACTGCAGGTGCCACTGGAAAGGGAGCCTGAGACACTTGTAGATGCCAGAGACACCAGATTCCGCAATATGGATATCATGCAACATTTTTTTGAGAATATCACCAATAACATATCCATTGCGGATAGTAATTATGTTGTGCTGGCGTATCACATGGTATATGACATACCGAAGAAGGGAACGGACGGAGTAGATCAGGAAGAATCAGAAGATGTATACGAGCACATTCTCTGTATGGTATGCCCTACGAAGGTGCAAAAAACAAATCTTGGGATTGTAGATGGAATGCTCGAACTCACGATTCCCAATAGAATTGTATGCCCTCCGGTTACGGGTATTATCTGGCCGGCGTTTGATGATAGGAGCGTAGACGAGGATTCAATTATCATTTACAACGCAGATGAGGAGAAAACAGAGCGTTGGCTCCACATGAAAGTATTTAATTGTGCAGATTATCGGACCACCGGTGAGATAAGAAACACGCTGAAAGATATCTTTGAAACGGTAATGAAGAAAGAGGATATTGCGGAGCAGTATCAAAAAGCTTTAACAGAGAAACTGGGGGATATGAAATTAGACGCTGTTGTGTCAGCTTCGGATTTTGAAATGCTGGTAAGAAAAGCAGATATTCCTGAATGGATGGAGTTGTCTTCACAGTACACTGACAAGCTGTGTTCCTACAGTCCCATGGTATATCAGCTGATGGATCCTGATTACACAGAGATAGTAGTGGAAGAAAAGAAAGGTACCAGAATGCGAAACTTGCTTTTGAAGGCAGCAGGCGTAATAGAGAATATCCATGGAACGGAGAATGAGTTGGTAAGGGATTTACTGTCAGCAGCAGATATGCAGGCAGGAAGCTAGGGAGATAAAATGAGTAGAGCAACAAAATATGATAGAGAGACCAGGAAAGAAAAGAAAAATGCGGCGAGTAGGCGCAAAAAAAACACTCAGAGTATAACCGAGTTAGCTGTAGCTGCGCGGGCGGCGGGAATGACTTATGGTCAATATGTGGCACAGTTGGAATTCGGCCGAATGGAACATAGTAGGAAAGACAAAATTGACGTTGAGGAATTGTACAAAACAGATTTGGAATTCCGTGGTTATGTAAGAAGATATGCAAAGCACAGAGGAATTGGACCGGAGGAAGCGGTTAAGCATGCAATCGTGCGTAGTTATGCGGAAGATTTAGTGGGACAAAATAAATAATGATTAGTGGAGGTTGGCATTAAGTAACTAAATTGAAATCTGCCACACGGCAGCAGGCATAGAGGAAGAACCTTGATAATTGAATATTGGCGGTTGGTGTGGTATGATATTGGTATTTAAAAGGAGAACTTGTATGGCTGATTTATTAGAATGTGCGAAAATTGCCTATGTAAAGGCTTGTCAAGAGTTTAATGAAGTAGGGGAAAAATTTAATAATAATCATATCAATGTAAAAGAGAATGGAACTATAGGTTATTTTTCCGAGGAGGCTATAGAGCCTTTTATATGTATTGGAAATGTTATTCATAAGGCTGTCGAAGTGTATATACGATTGGACCAAAGAAAGATGAAGCCGGAAGAACAGAAATTCATGTCTGGTGTTATGCATGTAGATAATATTCTAAAGCACGAAAAAGATACAAAAGTAGAAGTGTGGGATTTTGTAAGAACTTATCCTAAATTTTCAATGGGAATGAACAATGGTGTGTTGAGTACAAACGTACAGACAAGTTTTTGTTTTATGGATATATCATTTATACCAGTAGATAAAGATAATCAAACAAAACGTAATAACTATAATCAGTATATAAAAGACAAAGATGTTGTTGAAGTTGTAAATAACATTACTTTTATTTTAAAACAATATTCTTAAAATCATTCACCAACCGTCAATATTCGATGGTTGGTTTTTTATTGCAGAAAATAGGAGGAGTATGATTGAATCAGGATTTTATAGAGAGCGAATTAAAAAAAGAATACCTCAGAGGATATGAGAGAGCCCGGCGACAGATGCAACGTCATGAGGAACGAATGAGGGAGTTACGCTTGAATAGACTTCCTTCTGGTATTAACATGGACGGGATGCCTCATGCACATAACAATAGTGATTTATCTTCCTATGCAGCATTACTGGATCAGGAAGAACGGCGGTATATGAAAGCAAGATATAAGCGCATCCAGAAATGTAAAGAAATTACAGACAAAATAGAGCTCATGGAAGATGATGACGAAAAAGATGTATTGATGTACAGGTATATCCGGCTGATGAAGTGGGAAGATATTTGTGTAAAAATGAATATCAGTTGGAAACAGGTACATAGAATACATGCACGTGCATTAAATAATTTTACATTCAAAGAAAGTTGACATAGAATGACACACTCAATTTATGTTATGGTGTATACAGGAAGAGTTAAGGGAAACCTTGGCTCTTTTTTTGTTACAGGAAGGTAGGAAAAGAGAATGGCGCAGGAATTTGCAAAGGCCTTCTATAATTCAAAACTATGGCAGAATGTAAGAGAATCCATCCTTAAGAGAGATAGGTACTTATGCCAGATACATGGTTGTTATTCTCCTGCAGAAGAGGTACATCATAAGATAAAGCTTACGCCGGAAAATATTAATGATGTGAACATTACAGTGAATCCTGACAACCTAGTGTCCTTATGTAGTGAGTGCCATAAGGCTATTCATAAATGCGACAAGGCAGCAGGCCTCAGGAAGAAAAATAGAAAAGCACAGGAGAAAATTCTTCCGGATGTTGTATTCGATGAGAATGGATATCCAAATCCTGTGTAATACCCCCCGGGGTAGTCTGTTTTTATGGAATACTAAGGAGACCGTTGGGGTGGCCCTTTCTGTAACCCACCGGGAGCAATGCGCGCATGAGGGGTGTGGTATAGGAGGTATAAGATGGCACAATTTGTACAGATTTTCACTGATAAACAGCGAAAAACTAAGATTAAGAAAGAGCAGAAAAGACTTGAAGAAATTCTTAAAAATATAGACACAAGTAAGAAAAAAACCGTGGAAAAGCTAATTGATGATGCTGCTTTTATGGCAGTGACATTGGAGGAAACCCGTCAAATCATCGCCAGAGACGGAGTCATTGAGACGTACCAGAACGGGGAGAATCAGAAGGGTGTCAAAAAATCCTCAGCAGTTGAGGTATATGACAAGATGCTGAACACTTACAGTAAGGTAATTAAACAGCTGTGCGATTTGATTCCGGAGCGAGTGATATTTGAGCCGGATGAAAACCCCGAAGATGATCCTGCTGAGGAACTGTTGGCATTTGTCAATGGATTTAAACGATGAATTGGCCCAAAGAATACCTTGGGATGATTCAATCGGGCGATGAGGTTGTGTCTCGCAAAATAAGAGAAGTTTATGAGCGGGAAGTAGCTTGGATGGATCACCCACCAAAGGACTTTCCTTATGTATTTGATGAGACTCGCGGTGAACATCATATTCAATTTATGGAGAAATTCTGCCGGCATAGTAAAGGCAGATGGGCAGGGCATCCTATACGCTTTGAACCATTCCAGCGGGCAAAACTTCAGATGGTATTTGGCTGGGTGGATATTGAAACTAAGCTCAGGAGATTCAAAGAAGTAGATGACCTGCGTGGTCGAAAGTGTGGAAAAAGTACTGAGACGGCAGCAGTCGCATGGGATGTTGCCTTAAATGATAATGAGGCCGGAGCTGAGATATACTGCACGGCCAACAAGAAGGACCAGGCAAAAATTATTTTTACCGAATGCGTGAATATGCGGCAACAGTCAAATGCTCTGGCTGCTGTTTCTAAGAAAAGACAGTCTGATATCTACTTGCCGATGTCAATGAGTATTATGCAGGCACTTGCAAGTGATACGTCCACAATGGACGGTTTGAATACACATTTCTTTTCATTGGATGAATTCCACGAACAGAAAACCAGCAAGCTCTATGATGTAATGCTTCAGTCCCAAACAGCCAGAGAACAGCCCTTGGCATGGCTTATCAGTACCAATGGCTTTGTGCGCGAGGGTTTTTTCGATGATCGCTATGAGTATGCCTCCAACGTTGCACTGTGGCAACCGGGATTTGAAGATTATACACTCTTGCCACTGATATATGAACTGGATGCCAGAACCGAGTGGGAAGACCCAAGGTGCTGGGCGAAAGCTAATCCGGGTCTTGGAAAGATTAAGAAGATAAAGTCTTTGGCTGAGAATGTGGCTAAGGCGAGGCGTGACCCGACATTCCTACCAACATTACTGACCAAGGACTTTAATATACCGGAGAACTCTGCCACAGGGTGGTTGTCATACGAGGACTACATGAATGAGACAGTGGTGGACATGGAGTTTTTGCGAAAATCATACGCGATAGGTGGTTGTGATTTGTCCGCAACTACTGATTTGACCTGTGCAACGCTCCTGATTCGCAAGCCGAATGATAATCGATTCTTTGTGTTACAGAAGTATTTCTTGCCAAAGGCGAGGATTGACAAAGTAGAGAGCAATGATAAGAGAGAAGCACCCTACAAAAAGTGGGCTGAGCAAGGATGGCTTTCAGTAAGCGATGGTGCTACAGTGGATTTTCACGCTGTTACAGAGTGGTTTGTTGAAATGGTGCGCACATATAATATCAGACCACTGTGGATAGGTTATGATGCCGCATTGTCGGGATATTGGAAAGAAGAGATGGAAGCATATGGGTTCGATATGGACAAGATTCGACAGGGTCCGTTTACATGGACATATCCGTTTAAGGAACTGGCGGGAATGTTCCGGGAACACAGGGTAGTATATCAAAATAGTCCAATGCTTAGGTGGTGCTTGCAGAACACCGGTGTAAAGGCTCTGAACAAAGATGGTATAGAGTCACAACAACCGGTGAAAGTAGCGAGTAATCGAAGAATTGATGGAACGGTGTCACTGTTGAATGCATACACCTGTTTCAAAAATCATGAGGAAGAATATATGAGATACATCAGGTAGGAGGGAAAATGGGACTTTTTTCAAACATACTGGGAAAATTGAAATTGAAATTCACAGGAGGATATTTTGGATTTCAGGCAAGAAGCTCTCCATTTTCGGGAGAAGTTTGGGACAGTGATATTGTCAGAGGTATTATTGACACAATTGCCACACATGCGGCCAAGGGACAAATAAAACATGTGGTAACAGATAAGAACGGTAAAATAGTCAAATCGATACATAACAGTAAAATTGCAAGGCTTCTGAATGAAAGGCCCAATGATGTTATGTCGGGATTTGATTTAAAGTATCGGTTCTTTGCACAGCTGGAAGCCCAGACTACAGCTGTAATGTATATTGAGTATGATGTGGAAACAGCAGATGCAAAGGCAATCTATCCGGTAGATTATAAACATTTTGAATTTAAAGAGGTAATTGGTGGAGGCTGGGCCATTGTATTTACAGATTATGAAGGCAGAGAACAGATTCTGCCTTTGGAATGTTGTGTTGTCTGTAGGAAGTTTTATAACAACCGACAAGCATCTGGTGATGGCAATGGACCAATCTACAAAGTGCTTGATATGTCCAAGGCATCTGATGAGGGATTTATAGAGGCACTTCAGATATCAAATAAGGTGCGTGGCATTTTGAAACAGAAAAAAGCAATGCTGGACCCTGAAGATGTAAAGGACGGGCAGGTAACATTTACTGAACGATTCAAGTGGGCGGCAGAGCATGGAGGTATAGTCGGTGTGGATTCAATGGAGGAATACACTCCGTTAAATGTGACGGCATATGCGGCTAATGCAGCGCAGACAAAGGAGATTGCGAACCGGTTCTACAATTATTTCCGTACACCCGAGGAAGTAGTGCAGGGGAAGTACACGGAACAGACGGGACTTGCGTGGTATGAGTCAAAAATTGAGCCTTTGTGGGAGATGTTTGCCGAAGCCGTAAGCAATGCATACTTTACCCTGCGTGAAAAAGGATGTGGAAACAAAATTGTAGTGTCAGGAGGCGTACTGATGGGTACTAGCTATACGACACGAGTCAATATCATCAATCAGACAAAGGAGATTGGTATTTTGACTGTAAATGAGCAGAGGGAGCTGTTGGGATATGGACCAGTAGAGGGCGGAGATATCCGGCAGGTATCATTGAATTACATTAATGCTGATAAGCAGGACGAATATCAGACAGGAAAGAAGGAGGACAAGAATAATGGGACAGATGAGGGAACTGGCTCAGATACAGGAGCAGAGACCGGGCAGAAGAGTAATCAGCAGGAGCTTTCCGGTACAGACTCGGGAAGCACAGATTGATAATTCTGAGAGTAAAGAACTCTGGGTGGAAGGCTATGCGGTGAGATTTAATAGCCCGACAGTACTTTTTGAATATGATGGAGTTGAGTATAAGGAGCAGATTGACAGCAGAGCCTTTGAGGACTGCAATATGTCCGATGTTATCTTCAACTACAATCATGGTGGAAAGGTAATGGCTCGGACCAGAAACAATACTCTTCAGTTAGAAGTCCGAGAGGATGGTCTTTTTATCCGTGCGAGATTGGACGGAACAGAAGAGGGAAGACGTCTCTATGATGAGATTAAGGGAGGTTATATCGATAGAATGTCCTTCCAGTTTACCATCAGAGAAGAGTCTTACGACAAACAGGATCATATGTGGACGGTACATAAGCTGAAACGTCTTTATGACGTAGCGGCAGTGGACATACCGGCCTATGATGATACAACAATCGAAGCAAGAAGGAACTCTGTTGTTCTGGAGGCGAAAGCTCAGGAACAGAGCGAACGTGAAGCGGCGGCGGATCTTAGAAAGCGGACATTGAGGCTCAAATTATTATTATAGTAAACCTAAAGGAGGAAAAGAAAAATGCATAAGAGACTTATGGAAATTATGGCCAGAAAGGCTGAGCTCGTAAAGGAGCTTGAAGGTGAAATTACTGAAGAGAGAATCGCAGAAATCGAGAAGGAACAGCGTGAGCTGGCAGATGAGGAGACACAGATTCGTAAGAAGATGGACATCCGCGGTAAGTTGGGAAATACTGAGGAACATGGTTCCGGTGCACCTTCCGAGTTGGAGGAGAGAGCTGCAAGATTTGTAGAAAGCAGAGCGTTGACCGTAGCATCCGGTAATATTGCAATGCCTACTTCTACCGAAAATGAGGTTCAGGCATCTCTGGTATCCGGAAACGGTATTTTAAACCTGGTAGACGTGGTTGATTGTCACGGTATGGGCGGCAATCTGATTCCTTACGAGATTCCCGGTATGGAGGCGGGTGTTGATGCAGAGGGTACTTCTACCACAAGTGACTTCCAGACGGAATATGCAGAGATTAGCCCTGTTACCGTTGATGTGTACACCGAAGTGTCTAGAGAGACCAAGAAGCTTTCTCCTGTGAAGTACATGCAAGCAGTACAGACTGCAGCTGTCAAGGCATTGAGAAAGAAAATCAGTGGCATGATTGTTAATTCTGACAAGGCAGAAAGCCCTAAATTTTACGGAATTAACAAGGCTAAGGCAGTTGTAGCTACTGAAAAAATCAGTGCCATTGACGCTACTACTTTGAGAAATATCATCCTGGCATACGGCGGGGATGAGGATGTGGAAGGTGCAGCAGTTCTGATTCTTACCAAGGAGGATTTGCAGGCATTTGGTGCTGTTCGTGGTACCAACGAGAAGAAAGCGGTGTATGAGATTATTCCTGATGTGGCTAATCCAAACACCGGCGTCATTAAAGATGGCGGTTTGAGCTGCAGATACAGCTTGAATTCATCCCTTACAGCTCTTGCAAAGGCATCCGCTGGTGCAGATGTTATGTACTACGGCAAGCCCCTTGCATACGAGGTAGACATCTTCAGTGATTATGAAATCACGGTATCAGAGGATGCAGCTCTGAAGACCAGAATGATTGCTGTTCTCGGCGAAGTAATGGTTGGTGGTAACGTCAAAGTTTACAACGGATTCATTAAGATTCAGAAAGCACAGTAAGACGGAGGTAGAGCATGCCGAAGAGTAGTGTGATTACAGCATTAAGGCTGGGAACTGCATCAACGAAGGCTCTGGATTCTGAAATTAGTAGACAGATTAAGACAGCCCGTGCGGAGATGATCCGCACGGGTGTTTCTGTGGTTGTAGCCGATTCTTCCCATGAGCTTGTTCATGAGGCCATTGTGACATATTGTCAAATGAAATTAGGAGAAAAGGCAAGATACGAACAGTTCAAGGAAAGTTGGGAGTTTCAGGTGGAAAATCTTCGAAAATCGAATAAAAAGCTTGAAGTACAGTTAGCAGAGGAGAAGAAAGATGTATAACGAAATTATATATCTTGCAGATGAGGTCAAAACAAAGGATAAGGATAAATATGGTGATCCTATAATTAAGTTTGCGACGTCGCAAGTGTTTGCAAAACAGAAGTCTATCAGTCAGACAGAGTTTTATCAGGCACAAACATCTGATTTCAAACCGGAGGTAAAGTTCAAGATTGCTGATTATCTGGATTATGCCGGTCAGAAATATCTCATTCATGAGGATATGAGGTATAAAATCCTGAGAACATACCGGACGGAAGAAAACGAGCTGGAAATAACTTGTTATGGAGGTGTTCGAGATGTCGTTGCCACCGTCAGTGACGAAGATAACTAAAGAGGGTGTGGAGTTTACTTCTAGTGTAGATAGATGTTCATATACCATGAAGGAATTGTGCAGAGCGGCCCTTAGAGATGTAGGAAAGTTTGTATGCAAAAGATTCCGCCAGTCATATTATAGCCATTTCAAGCGAAAGAAAGGTTATGTTGGACGTTTTACGCAGTATTGGGTCAAACACAAATACGAAGATTATCCTAATTTGCAAGTCGGAGTAAAACCGAATGCTTTTTATGGTGGTTTTCAAGAGTTGGGCAGTAGTAAACAACCTAAAATGGGTTTATTGAGCAATGCCGTGCATGATAATGTTGCGGAGATTGTGGAAATTGAGAGTAAATATTTATCAGCTTTGGAAGATGAAGCAGAAGCCTTATCATTGATTAGTGATAATGATTACGAAGGGAATGGTGAAGAATGAGCCAAAAATTAAAAAAAGAATTAGAGGCTCTGACGGGAGCATTCCCGGAGGAGGCTCCCAAGGATGCTACATATCCGTATAAGGTATTTTTTGCAAGGAGAATTTCAGAGAGCGATGGACGGCAGCAATATATTCTTGAAATTAATATCTGGGACCAACATCATTACTATTCCAGAGCAGAAAGTATAATGGATGAGTTGGAGGCAAAATTGCACCGGTGCAACCACATGACGGATGATTATCTGATTCGGATATTCAAAGGTCAACGCGAGAATGTACCGGATCCTGATAAATCCATTAAGAGGGTACGAGAACAGTTTGAAATGCATGTTTATCAAAGAGAGGAGAATTAACAATGGATAAAAAGAAAGCATATTCCGGTTTTAATACAAAAACTATGGAGCATCTTCTGTTGGATGCAGGAGCTTTTTTTAAGAATTTTAACTATGGAAATAAAGAAGGTAACAATGACACCTTTGATTCAGCAGTTACAGCAGGAAAACTTATTGGAGCAACAAAAGGTGGCGGAGAATTCTCTGCTGTTGCAAGTATCAGACAGATAGCGGTTGATGGTGTAAAGGGACGTGCAAAAGGTCTGGAAACTATCGACTCTTGGGATATATATTTGAAAGCAACTGTGCTGGAAACTTCTGCTGACACAATCAAGTTGGCACTTGGTTCTGCAACGGTAGATACTAAGTCTGATGACAAGTACGATATTATCACAGGTAATGCAGATATTTCCTTGGATGATTATGTTGAGAATGTGACTTGGGTGGGTAAGTTGAGTGGTAGTAATGAGCCTGTAATCATTCAGGTTTACAACGCACTTAATACTGACGGTTTAAAATTAACTGTTCAGGACAAAACAGAAGCTACCATCCCTATGACATTCTACGGTCACTATACTCCTGAAAATTTGGATAGTCCGCCTTTTAAAGTATTATATCCAAAGGCTACAACTACTGAAAGCGAGGCAGATGAATAATGAGAAAAATTGTACTGTCAGATGTGCCTAAATTGGCAAGAATTATTAAAAGTACAAACACAAGAGAGACCATTCTTAAGGCATATGAAGATGGCAAGAGAGATGGTGCAAATGCGGAAGTGATAGCCGCTACAGTATTTTTCACAGTATTTGAGAGCTGTGGAGATGAAAAAACAGAATCTCAGATTTACGAGCTTCTTGGCGGAATCATGGAGAGAACGCCGGAAGAAGTCCAGGGACTTAGTCTCGACAAATTAATTGAGGACATCAAAGTTATTGCGCAGGAAAATAACTTGGTGTCTTTTTTCAAATCTGCATTGAAAGTAGCAACTCATTAGAAGGAATGGATGCCCTATACAAACGGTATGGCGGAGGAGCAAAAGATATTCTTGCTATGCCGTTTGAAGAGGGATTCGAGATGATGCAATATGCTTTGAATGCAGAAAGTGAAGATAAGTTGTTTGTTCGTTGGACAAATGGGTATCAACAAATAATGGGATTTGAAGAGTTCAAAAACCAGATAGGCGTTAATAGTAGACAAGTAAGAGATAACCGCACAGCAGAAGATATACTGGAAACTGTGCGAGGGATAATCGGGTGATATAAATGGAAATTTTTAAACTATTCGGTTCGATTTTCGTAAATACGGATGCTGCCGATGAAAGTATGAAGAAAACTGAAAAAGGCGCAGAAAGTATAGCAACTAAGCTGAGTTCAGGAATACAAACTGCGGCTAAATGGGGAACTGCCATTGTAGCAAGCGCAGCAGCAACTACTACCGCAGTTGTCGGTCTTGCTACCGATGCCGCAGGAACCGCCGATGAAATCGATAAGATGTCTCAAAAGATCGGAATATCCAACGAAGCATACCAGGAATGGTCCTATGTAATGGGACAAAATGGCATGGATGTGGAAAAACTGTCTGTGGGTATGAAAACACTTGTGTCTCAAATGGATAGCGCGGCCAGTGGTACGGCTTCCGCACAGGAGAACTTCGATAAACTAGGTATTTCCATTTACGATGCATCCAACAAATTAAAAGATCAGGAAACCATCCTAAATGAAACCATGCATGCATTGGCCGACATGGAGAATGGAACTGAGAAATCGAGACTTGCAACGGAACTGTTCGGAAAAGCCGGTATCGAAATGATGCCAATGTTGAATCAAGGTTCCGTAGCAATGGACGAACTGACACAGCGTGCGCATGATTTAGGACTTGTTATGTCCGATGATGCTGTTAGCGCCGGAGTTACACTGGGAGATACTATTGATGATATCAAACAGTCGTTTTCCATGATAGCTACGAACTTGGGAAGTGCTGTTATTCCGATTATTCAGCAATTCGCGGATTTGATAATTGCTAATATGCCTTTGATACAAGAATCAATAGGAGCATTGGCACCAATCCTTGCAGACGTAGTAAGTACGTTTTTGCCGATAATAACCGAATTAGCACAAACATTATTGCCTATTGTTGTTGATTTGATTAATCAGTTACTGCCGGTAATTACCGAGATAGCAACGGCAATATTGCCTGTGTTTGTACAACTGATAAATATGCTACTTCCTCCGCTCATTGAGATAATCCAGGCGGTCTTGCCGTTGTTGGTTAGTATTATACAGGCATTAATGCCTGTACTGAATACAATCATATCTTTATTAACACCAATATTGGATTTATTTATGAGTCTGATTGCTCCGATTGTTGAGTTGGTAACGGCAGCAATAACGCCTTTGATAGAGATTTTGGCAGAATTGATAAATGATATATTGAAACCATTTATTCCAATTATAGAATTTCTGGCAAAAGTTCTTACAGTTACTTTGGGTGCAGCATTAAAAGGACTGACGTCTGTCATTGATGGAATTATGCAGGCATTTGGTGGCTTGATTGATTTTATTACAGGAGTATTTTCGGGGAATTGGAAGAAGGCATGGCAAGGAATAGTAGATATTTTCTCTGGAATCTTTTCAGGGATTGTAAATATAATCAAGGCTCCTATTAATGCAATTATCAGCGGTATAAATAGTGTTTTTTCTGCCATCGGAACTATTGAGATACCTGATTGGGTACCTGTAATTGGTGGTGCATCATTTTCATTACCGCAAATACCGATGCTTTGGAAAGGTGGAAATGTAGTTGACGAAGGAACGGTACTTGTGGGTGAGAAAGGTCCTGAGTTATTGGAATTGCCACGTGGTGCACGCGTGACACCATTATCCGGGAAGGATGGCGTACAAGAACTGGATTATAACATGCTGATGAAGATCATTGTGGAAGCTCTACGGATGGTTATTCCAGAACTGGAGCAGGTAATACAGATTGTGCCGGATGAGGATGGTATTTATAAGATTGTAAAGAAAAAGAACCGGGAAGAGGTAAAGGCAGGAAGACCTGCATTAGCATAAGGAGGTAGTATGTATCAAGGCTATCGAATTAAAATAAATGGAAATATTCTTGACAATCAGATGATAGTCAGAGGAAGTTATTCCATTCAACATACACAAAGAGTTATTGCGGAGTATTATGACCAGCTTGGGGTTAGGCATGAGGAGCTTAGCCCCAGAAAAACGGCAACAATTAGTTTCACAATACGAGAACATGGTCTAAATGAGCATGAAGAAATTATGAAGCTTCTTGAGATTGAAAATCAGGTAGAAGTAGAGTATTGGGATGATAAGAAAATTAAATATGCTATAGGATATTTTAAAATAGAGAACTATAAGTTTGGTCATCAAAATGCATTCAAGAATGATATTAGGTACAAAGATACACCTATTACATTAAGGGAGTATTAAGTATGAAAGATAAAGAATTGTTTTTGGCAGATTCCATCCCGCATTATTTAAAAGTTATAACACCGGATAGTGAATTGCTTAGTGAAGTATGGGAAGAAAGCCTTGAGTTACAAGAGTCTATATGTTCAGAAGATGTTCTTAGATACGGATGTTGCGAGGCGTCCGTTTTTAAGTTGAGAATTTTGAATGTAGTAACGCCTTTAGTTGGCAAGAAAATAGCGGCTTGTTTTCTTTTGGGAGAAGAAAACGAGATGCAGTTGGGGAAATATAAAGTAAGTTCCGATAAGCCAACAGCAGACCGCCGCTACCGTGATATCGTAGCCTATGATGCCATGTATGACATTATTAATGCGGATGTAGCTGATTGGTACAATACAATTCTTCCTAATGTGGACAGCACTGTGACACTGAAGGAGTTTCGGACAAGCTTCCTTGCACACTTTGGTGTCGATCAGGAAGATGTGACATTGATTAATGATTCCATGACTGTTGAAAAGACCGTGGAACCATCGAAATTAAGTGGCAAGACCGTTATCACTGCCATATGTGAAATCAACGGTTGTTTCGGTCATATTGGGCGAGATGGGAAGTTCCAATATATTTTTCTTAAGGAGATGGTAGATGGTCTGTATCCGTCCGATACGCTGTATCCGAGGGAAGATTTGTTTCCGGTTGACCCCGTAAATGTGGAACAAATCAAAAGAAGATATTATATCAGTGCGACATATGAGGATTTTGTCACAGAGAAGATAAACAGGCTTCAGATCCGGCAGGGAGAGGATGATATCGGTTGTATTTATGGAACCGGAGATAACTGCTATGTGGTTCAGGACAACTTCCTTCTTTATGGGAAATCCACGGAAGGCTTAACTATTATTGCGGAAAAGCTGTACTCTGTCATCAGCAAAGTATATTATCGTCCGGCGCATGTGGAAGCAAAAGGAAATCCCTGTCTGGAAGTGGGGGATGGCATCAGACTTGCCACCACTAATGAGATTGTCCGTACCTATATCCTGCAAAGGACCCTAAAGGGTATTCAGGCACTCAGAGACACTTATGATGCGGAAGGCGAGCAGTATCAGAGTGAGGATGTAAATTCGGTACATGAGAGCATTATCCAGCTGAAAGGCAAGACAAATAAGCTCTCCCGGACACTGGAAGAGACACGGTCTGAAATTGCGAATGTTGAGAAGGGATTATCTTCGCAGATTACCCAGAATGCAGAACAGATAAAGCTTGAAGTAAGTAAAATCTACGCTACGCAAGGCAATGTTCAAGATACGGCAGATAATCTACTACAGCAGATGAATAGCGTAATAATTGCCAAAGTTGATGAAATACGTCTAGAGGTTACTGAGAGAACGTCTATATACAACGAGCAGGTTAATACTTTGCAAGGTGGTATGGAAGGTGCTTTGGATTTATCATTTTTTAATTCAGAAGATGGTGCAACAATCACAGTTGAGTCTGGCAAAAATTGTATATATCCAGGAACCGGAGAAAATACGGTACAAAATATGTGCTCAATATACCAAGATGTAAGTTTGCCATCGGGGACGTATTTATTTAGTTACGAGTGGTTAAGAAATAGCGGTTTTTATATAAATGCAGGAGTTCGTTTATATGATTTAACGGATAATAATACAATATATGATGAAGATTTGGGATATGCATGGCCAGAAACAGATGTATGGCATAAGGAAGAATTTCAATTTATCATCAACAAAACAAAAAGAATAAGATTTGAAGCCCATTTTGAAGCGCCTTGGGATTATCCGGATAGGGTAAATAGTTTGTACTTTACCAACATTGCACTCTATGGAACCGCACAGAGCGTATCAGATGCGATAGCAGATGTGAAAACAGAGTTGAATTTGCAGGCTAATAAGATTGAAGCAAGGGTTGAAAAAGACGGGGTAATCGCTTCTATTAATTTAACGTCTGAAAAAGCAACCATCCAGGCTGAAAAAATCGATTTGGTTGGTCTTGTATCGGCTAAGGAATTTACTTCTAAGTATGCCACAATAACATCTTTGAACGCTACTAATGCCAATGTACAGAATCTTATCACGAGCAAGGCATCTGTCGAGCAGTTAAATGCGACTAATGCGGCGATACAGAGTTTAAGTACAAACAAAATTGATGCATCAACCGTAAAAGCAAATTATATGGAAGTAGCAAATTGGACCTCGAATGGGTATATCAAAGCGGATAAAATTGACGTAAATAGTTTGGCGGCAAGATTCACAAGAGCCACTGTACTGAATGTTGGTCTGTTGTCGGCAAGTAATTTGCGAGTTGGTATTTATGAGTTTTCTCCACAGTATAATTCCACTCTTGGTTGTTACATTTTGAAAGGAACACCTTATTCGGGATAAGAAAGGATAGAGAATATGCTAAATTTACAAATCAGACAGTTCAGAGCTTCACTAATTGCAATGACTAATGCTAATCCGTTACCGATGGAGGTTAAACGATTAGTTTTTGCAGAGGTTCATACACAGATTGATATGGAAGCTGAAAAAATGATTGTCGCAGAGTTGGAAGAAGCTAAAGACCAAAATAAAGGAACTGAAGGAAAGGAGGATAATGCTGATGAACAAAGCGTACAGTCCGATTAATTGGGAAAACGATGGAACTCCAATAAATGAAGATAATCTGAATAAGATGGACAGAGCAATAGATACAATAGATTCCCGTGTTGTAGATATCGATAGGAAAGTGAGCGGACAGCAATCGCTTAGAGATGAAGTTATAGAAGCAGCGGAATTAGCAGCAAAAAGTGAAGTCAATGCAAAAGAATCAGAGGAAAAGGCAAAGCAGTATTATGAAAATACAGCAGCTGTTGCAGATGTACATATCGCTACCCAAGATCGTGCCGGACTTGTAAAAGGCGGTGATAACTACATAGCCGAGGATGGCACACTGACACTGACACGGCAGACCACCAACACAACACTGGAACACAGTCATAATGGCGGTATCAAGGTAATTGAAATCGGTGGAAAGACTGAGCAGAAGCAGTATAGTGGAAAGAACTTATACAGTGGTGGCGACCAATCATTTACGAAGTCTGTAGATGTTATATTAGAAAAGGAGTTACCACCAGGAACCTATACTGTAAGTGCTTTTGTAACGAGTAACGATACAGATCATACGTATTGCCTTGTCGGATTTATGGATGGTGCGGCGGACGGAAATCTTAACACAACACTAAATAGAGACATAAGAAACTCTAAAACTGTTACAACAGTAAATCCAGTAAGCAAGATACGTTTCAATGCTTCAATAGGTTTAAGTGATAGCACAGGAGATACCGCAACATGGAAAGATATTCAGATTGAAGCGGGTTCCGAGATGACTGACTACGAGCCATTTGTTGGCAACAAGCAAAGCCCATCACCAGAATATCCGCAGGAGATGGAGTCGGTTGTGCTGAAAGGGGCTAAGTCGGTTGGTGAGCAGTTGTTAGATATTAATGATTATGAATTGGGTTCGTATTCTAACAGTGACGGTAGACCGATTTCAAGTTCAGGTGCATACCGATTTAACAAAGCTGTTAAAGTAGATTATGGTGAAACTATTTATCTACTCAAAGGTATGATTAGTTATTGGTATAGCGGTGAAGAAGATAATTTGACACTTGTACTGTATGATGCAGGAAGTGGTCTTGTAAAGACAGTTCCAAAAGATGTCACATATGTTAAATTTAGAATATTCGGGGCTGACTTTGAAACATTTGACCCAGAAGATTATATGGTATCGAAGTCGGAGATAACCGAGTGGAAACCCTACCAAGAAAAATCCATAGTATTTTCCCAACCCATAACCTTGAACGGTATCGGTGATGCACAGGACTTGATTGTGCGGAAAGATGGTGAGATTGGTACTAATAGGGAACTGAAAGAAGATGTATTCGACGGCTCGGATGATGAAGAATGGTTCAGAGTATCTTCGACATATAGCATTTATGCTCTTGTTTTAAAGGATGTAAAAATGAATGTTTTCACTCAAAATAAAGCATTGTGTGATAGATATATCTATGACCCTAAGACAAATTCAAACATGATTGATGGAACGTTTAAAGTGGGAACAACAACATCTGGTGAGCGTGGTTATATTTATATCTGTGATACATCCTTCGCAACAGTAGAGGAATTTGTTGCACAGCTTAAAGAGAAGCCTATCAATGTAGCATATCCATTGGCAGAGCCTACTTTCGAGCCACTTCCAACAGCAGACCAAATAGCCTTGAACAGCTTGCTTTCATTTGATGGTGTTACCCATCTTTTCTTTGACAGTGAGATTCAGCCTACAAGCCTTGTGAAGTACGGTACAAGCGAGGTTGGAGCATTGACACTGGAAGCATGGAATAAGGCAGAAAACAGCCGAATTGAAGTTGAGGAAATGAAGAAACTGCAAACAGCATTAGCAACCGCATTAGTGGTAGGAAGTGAGGTATAAAATGTATAATATTATCAAAAATGTAATTCAGAGCAAAGGCTACGAATTGGCTGATATGCTCAGAAAAATTGATACTCTTTGGGTAAAGGGTAGCATTACTGAGGAAGAGAGGGAGGAACTGATTTCCTTTGCACAGGGTAACGCTCAGACAGGCAACAGCGTGGATTTGATTAGGAAACTGGAAGAACTGGACAAGCGGGTCAGCGTAGTAGAAAAATCACTTCTGCAATCCGGCGAGGAAGATACAGAGGAACCCGCCGAGCCTATCATCTATCCCGAATTTGTGCAGGACAAGTGGTATTACAGAGGTAACAAAGTATCGTTTGAGGGTGCTGTGTATGAGTGTATTGCTCCTGAGAATGTAGTTTGTGTATGGAGTCCGTCCGTATATCCTACATACTGGCAGAGATGTGATAGTGGCGCAGAAGAGATTGCTGAAGCTGTAGAGGAAACAACTGAATAATATTAGAGCCAAGAGCCGGATATCTCATTACGAGGTGCCCGGCTTTTGCTATAAAAACTACATAAAGGAAAGGGTGTAAAAGATGAATGAAAATGAAGTGATTGGACTTGTAATTGGGGCATTGGTTGTAATTGTTGGTTTGGGTAGTACCATTTGTATTCCACTGATAAAAGTATCTAACACAATTCAAAGGCTTATTTGTGCAGTGGAAAATCTGACAGCAAAATTTGATGCTTTTGAAGTGAATAATCACGATGACCACAAACGTATTTGGCAGAAGAATGATGAACAGGACAAAGAGATTGCTGAACATGAAATGCGAATTGCATTACTTGAAAAGAAAGGTTGAAAAGGTGAAGAAAATGAGAAATTGGAAAACATGGACGAAAGCCGCAGGGGTAAGAGCAATTAAGACCGTAGCACAGACCGCAGTCGCTACCATCGGTACAGCGGCAGTCCTAGGTGCGGTTGATTGGACAATGGTAGCATCTGCATCAGTACTGGCAGGAATTTTATCTTTGCTTACCAGTGTTGCCGGTTTGCCGGAAGTAAAAGAAAGTGAGGAATACAACAATGATTAAACCGGTAGATTACAAACAGAATGACAATAGATGGGGAAGTTTGGCTTATGCAGTTGACGGAGAAAAAAGTACCATTAAGAGTGCCGGATGTGGTCCCACAGCATTGGCTAACGTGTTGGCAGCAATCGTAAGCCCCTACATTGACCCTGTGACGCTTGCGGCATGGGCGCGGTACCATAATTACAAAGTGAAGAACAATGGTACAAGCTACAGCTTTTTCGTACCCTGTGCGAAAGCATTTGGGGTTACGGTTCGGAGGTTGAATACCTCTAACATCTATGGGCAGTATGCGCCTGCATACCATTCACAGGTGTTTAATGAGTTGGCAAAAGGAAACTGGATTATTGCGTGCATGGGAAAAGGCAACTGGACAAGTTCCGGCCATTACGTTGTTGTATACGGATATGAGAATGGCAAGGTGTACATCAATGATCCTGCATCTACCAAGGCAAACCGTGCTTGCAATACTTGGGAACTGTTTAAGGCTCAGGTGAAGTATTACTGGGTGGTTGAAGTTCCGGAGGAAATCAAGAGGAAGGGCATCGTAAAGGACGGAGTATACCAGCATAGTGATTTCGTCCGCGAAGTGCAGTTTTGTACCGGTGCAACTCCTGATGGAAAAGAGGGTAGCGAGACTTTGAGTAAGACCGTTACTGTGTCTGCTACGAAGAACCGTAAGCACGCCGTGGTATTGCCCTTGATGAAGCTGTTCAAGAAGCAGGGCAGATACACCGGTGCTTTGGACTGTATTGCCGGAAAGCTGTTCACGGTAGCGGTAAACGATTACCAGGATGTGGTTTTAGGGTACAGAAAGCCGGATGGTGAAATCACAGCCAAGGGGAAAATGTGGAAATCCCTTCTTGGATTATTGTAA